TTCAGGAGTAATACATCACTGATCTCGTTCTCGCCAGTGTACTGACAAGCAAACTCTTCTCTAGTGAAGTAATCTAAATCGTTGTTAATGTTATACATCAGTATAATCCCCTTCAATGGGTTCTTCTTCTGCTTCGGAGCCGCCAGATATGACAGTAGTTTCCCCACCAACTCCCGTAATAGAGATATTGATAGCACTCTTGCCCCCTGTGGCCTTATCCTTCTCAAAGTAACTGACAGGCAATAGCCTATCCATACAGAGCTTCCATGCCGCTGCTTGATTCTTATGGTCATCGTCCAAAGCTGCTGACAATATCGAGTCTAATACCTTCCTACTCTTAGGAGAGGCCAGCATCCTAGCCTTGTACTCGTTGATTGTAGCTGCATCACCCTTTGGTCTGCCTAGGGCCTTACGCTTACCGTTGGTTTTTGACGCTATATCTGTCTTCTTTGGTCGCCCAACCCGCTTTGCGGGCTGACTAACCTTTGATTCTTTAATACTCAAGGTATAATCCTTTGGTTATCTTAAGTATACTTAAGTATCTTTAGGCTATACTTTAATTATAATCTTTAAAGTTAACTCTTAAAGTCTTCTTAAGTACCCTTAAGGCTAATGGTTTCCTTAATCTCTTTATTATACTATATATTATAGCACAGATTAAAGCTAAAGTCAAGCATTATTTACTGTCTAGCCTAAGTTTCTTTAGTCAAGCTAAGGCACTCCTCATGTCATACCTAGCGGTCACCCATGTGTCCGTTTGCCGACCCCTCGCCACATACGGGCAAGCCTGTGTTTCCTTATGTATATCAATGACTTAGGATACATATGGATTACTAGTGTATATACTCATTAATTACCTTTTATTTCCAAATTGCTACTATTTTGTATACAGGCGGGTACTTATACATCACGTGCGCATACTGGAGGCCCCCCCGTCCCTCCTTATGCTATCACTTTGCAGCCTCAGAGTCAACCCTTTGTGTGGCCACATGATCACATCGGGTCATTCATAAGGCTGGACAGGGTGAACGTGTGTATGCTATAGGATACCTGTGACGTCACTCCTACTACTAGTGGCAAATCATGCTGCCCATTGGCTGACCCCATGGAGACCTGGGCCACAGGCCACGGATTGCCTGAAGTCAACATGGGATGCAAATTAAATTCCTAGGGTTTATGCGGGCTGTAGGCCGATTGTGAAATTAAATGAAATTAGTTGTTGACAGCTTCCACGGAATCCCTATACTGGGCACCAAGGAAACGGGGGAACGGCTCCCCAGATTGATACCTAGTGCTGGCAGTGACCAAGGTTACTTATAGGCCAGCAACGAAGGAGACAGTCCCCGCTTCCCTCTCGCAATAGCGGCGATCTTCGGATCAACTCTCTGGCTTACTAGCCTTGGCAATAGCAGAGATGACAGCCATACTAAGCGAGAACGAGTGACCAAGTTTATCAGGTTACAACGTAGCCTAGAGGGGTTTGCCAGCTACATTGATAAACGGGGTTATTCACTAGGACACATTGACTACCAGTGTGTCGCAGTGAGTAACTTAAGAGGTTAAGATTATGGCAATTCATAAACATAGTTATGCTGAATTGAACCATGTCGGTAGGAAATACCACAATGACACAAACTATTGCAGCTTGATTGCAACGTGTGTCGCCACTGGTAAGCCATTTAGCAAGGTCTTCAGAGCTTACAAGGACGAAGGCCGCAGGGTTCGCAGTGGTACAAAAAGGATCACACAGAATACGGTATTAGCTAGTTTTGGTAAGAAGTTAATAGTTGATCTGGATAAATCGCACGCTTACGCCACGCTTGCAGGTGTTGCCAATGATTGCCACACATGGGGCGCAGGTGTCTACTGGATATATGTCAGGGGCCATGTTGCAGCCGTTCGTGATGGTGTGTTGGAAGATTGGTCAGCTATCCGCAAGTATCGCGGTAGAGTAATAACCATACATAAAATTGTAAATAACTAAGAGAGAAGGATTATGGATAACTGGCACAGTCAAACGATGGCGAATTTCAAGAGTAAAAACAATGATGCGCTTTGTTATATTATACAGGATTGCAAACGCGCTATAGCTGCAATGCCAGAGAATCCAAAATCTGGACAATACGCAGATGAAATACATTACGCTGGTATGGAATTAGTCAAGCGTGGCCAGCGATACATTCCACCAACAGGGGTTTAAAATGAGCAGATCAATATTAATAGAAATAAAGTCCCATTATGGGAATTCGGTTATCTACCCAGCGTGCGACAATGCCAAGACGTTCGCCAAGGTAGCAGGCACTAAAACATTGACCAGGCACACTCTGGAATTGATCGAGAGCCTAGGCTATAAAATTGATACATATACACCAGACTGGAGGATTTAAGATGAAACATTGGGAATTTGAAATAGAAGGCGCACACATCCGCGCAGAGTGGAACGAGTCAGCAACCTTCAACATGCAGCAGCCTATAGGTGGCCAGTGGGTAGACTATCACTGCTTCACGGTCTACGGTATAGAGTCAGAACAAGAGGCACTTGATTGCGTGTTGGAGATGCTACAGGAGGAGATGGAAGAGGGGCAGACCATAGAATTCATTTAGTAGCTTTATCGTAGGCATTCGGTTAGAGTGCTTACTATTAAACCAACTAAACCAAACCAAGAGGCAGTACAGATGAAACTTAAACAGATAGGAAGTAACATGACGGAATTAGACCTAGGATTTGCACAAGTATTTTTTAGCTATGAGACACCAGTAGCGGCACGCCTGACAGATGGCTCGCTGGTACGCACAGCTACCAAATACAGTGTGACCACCACCAAACATATCAACAAATGGCTCAATGGCTGTGAGGCGCTTACAGTGTCACAGGATCGTATTGATTGCCTGCTCACATCATCAAGCGAATGTGATTCAGATTATGAGGAGGTGGCATAATGAATAATAGACCTTATTTGTGCCCTACAGCATGGGAGGAGGCTGAAAAAGAAGGTTTAGTTCCAGTCCCTCTAATAAAATACAAGGATAAGACAGCAGTGGCAGACGAGTATCATGTTGAAATGTGGGGTGCTAGTGACGGAGGTGGTTTATATAAGGCGAATCTCGCCATAATGGAAGATAATAAAGTGGCTGATTTTATTTATGGGCACAGCTATACAGACGCGGACTTCTTAAAATGGACGCTTATCACTAAAAACCTAGACGATTATTTAAGGCATTCAAGTTTTGGCAAAACGGAGGTAGCATAATGAACAGCGCAATGCGGAGACAGGTAGAGAAGGCACAGAGGCGCGATACTGTGCAAAATATAATAGTGGAGGTCATAGGGTGGTCAGTCACTGGCCTACTGGCTGTAATCGGGGCGTTTAGCTGGTATTGGGTCGTGGTGATGGTCCTAGGCATGCAACCATAAACGATATCAAACAGGCATAAACAGAAGGAAAACGATCATGAAAGAGCTATATTTTTATACTAAATGGTGCCTTATAGGATTTGTAATCGGCTGGCCTATCGGCTATGCTATCGGCACTTACATAATATAACTGGAGAATTGATATGAGTAATTGGCGAGAGCTACACGGTGACGAAGATATGCTAGATGACTACCCACCAATGCAACAATGGGAGATTGATGAGGCACTGGCAGACATTAAAGCAGACTTACAATGGACAGAGGAGAACACCTAATGAGGAACAGAACATATATAAACCGCAGCTCCAACGAGCGTATGATCTACGGGGAAACGTATAGTTTAGCTCAAATAGCATTGATCACAGACATGGCTAAAACCACGTTACACAATCGCTTTGGTTTTGCTGAGTCATTTAGTGACCATGAGATTAGAAGCCCTGATAGGGCGTTTGTATGGCCTCTAATGGAGACTGCTGGCGCTAAGCTGTCCGCTGAGTGGTTGAGCAGGAGTTTAGTAGCATGATTATATTTGGACGCTTGCTGTCTATAGAGTACAGACTAGGTGTAGGCTTTGATCTTGAGTTTGCTGACAGTCGTGCAGTCTGGGTCTTTAACACCCTCACGGGTGAGCAGAGTGCCTTGCCTTTCATGGGTACAATAATCAGCCTGCCTCTGTGCTTAATCACATACGGTAGGATATACGAGGAGATAGAAATAGATGAGTAAAATTAAAGAGAATTTGTTGGGTTATGAGTACGACCAGAACGACTGGATCGAACCCGCAGCGCACGTCATGGTTGACGAACTGGTCGAGTATCAGGTATACTGTATGTCTTTATCTGAGCTGACACAGAGAGTAGCTAGGCAGGTAAGAGATGAGTATTATGCCAACCCATATATGCACATGGCCAACAAACATAACGAGGTATTTAGAGATGAGTAGATGCAGAGCATGTGACGTAATCTTAGGTGAGTACGAGTTGAAGCGGAGGGACAAACAAACTGGCCTCCATGCTGATCTTTGTAACACCTGTTACTCACACTCCAACGATGCAATTAATGAAGTAGAAATAATCACAGCACTTAGTCAAACTTTAAGTGAGAACGAGCTTGACAGCTTCTTGACTAACGATTATAATACTTAGGTAAGCAAAGGAAATGTTTAATAATAATCTTTAAAGTTTAATCAATCGCTACTTAAGTAGTAGCAAATAACCTAGAAGGAAGTAACCATGGCAGTAGTAGAAGGTACAATCGCATTTGAAAACTTAGACACCCACGAGATGTATCAGGGTCAATCCACTGGCAAGTACTCAGTTGTCATTAGCGTTGATGACTCAACAGCAGAGAAGTTAGAGTCAGCAGGCATTAAGCTCCGTGAGTACGAAGGTACAAAGCAACGTAAGTTTAGTACCAAGTATGATGTCCCAGTAATGAACGCAGAAGGTGAGCCGTTTGCTGGTCGCATAGGTAGAGGCAGCAAGGTCAGACTGTTATGGGCAGAGGGTCAACCGCATCCTGTACATGGTGTAGGTACATACCTCAACAAGATCAAGGTCTTGGAAGTAGCAGAGCAAGAAGCTGGCGAGGACTTTTAATGGAATCGGAGTCCACTTTTGTCCAGCATGAGTCATGCCCTTCGTGTGACTCTAAGGATAACTTGGCTAGGTACTCCGATGGACACGCCGTCTGTTTCTCAGGCGGCTGTTCACATTACGAGCGGGGCGATGGCACAGTTACCAGAATCCATACCACACCAGCGAGGAAATTAGAAATGACAGGTGTAATAGCAGCAATCTCCGATAGGCGTATCAATCAAGAGACAGCTAAACGATACGGCGTCACAGTAGAGTATGGGCCTGACGGCACTATCTCTAAGCACCACTACCCTTACTACGATAAGGACACAGGCGATGCAACAGGTACTAAGGTACGCATCGTAGAGAACAAGTCCTTCTATGCAACAGGAGAGTTTAATAATGCGGGTCTCTTCGGCCAACAGGCGTTCAAGTCAGGTGGTAAATACATCACGGTTACAGAAGGCGAGGCGGACGCGCTTGCTGTCAACGAAATGTTCGATGGAAAGTGGCCAGCAGTCAGCATCAGATCAGGAGCAGCCGGTGCAGCCAAAGACATCAAAGCAAACCTAGAGTGGCTAGAGACCTTCGACAACGTGGTCATCTGTTTCGATAACGACAAGGCAGGAACGGAAGCAGCCAAGGCAGTGCTTAATCTCTTCACCCCCAACAAAGCTAAGAACGTGACGCTACCTATGAAGGACGCAGGCGAGATGCTTAAGTCTCGCAAGGTTGCAGAGTTTGTTAAGGAGTGGTGGAATGCCAAGGCGTTTAGACCTGACGGCATTGTCTCAGGCTTAGACACATGGGATTTACTCCAAGAGCAGAAGGATGTCAAATCCATACCCTATCCTTGGGACTGCTTGAATTCCTTTACCTACGGCTTCAGACGTAAGGAGTTAGTAACCATTACCTCAGGGTCAGGCATGGGTAAGAGTCAGATCATGCGAGAGCTTGAGCATTACTTGTTGAAGAACACGGAAGATAACATTGGTATCCTAGCACTAGAGGAAGACATCCCTAAGACTACGTTAGGTATCATGTCCATTGAAGCCAACAAGCTACTGCACATACCAGAGGTACGCGCCAAGGTCACACCAGAGGCAGAGCGTGGTTATTGGGAGCAGACGTTTGGGTTAGGTCGTTTGCAGTTACTGGATCACTTCGGTAGTACCAGTGAGGACGATCTGTTAGGACGCATACGCTACATGGCCAAGGGTCTTGACTGCAAGTGGATCATCTTGGATCACCTCAGTATTGTAGTCAGTGATCAGTCCAACGGTGACGAGCGTAAGGCTATCGACAGTATCATGACTAACCTTCGCAAGATTGTACAAGAGACAGGCGTTGGGTTGTTCTTAGTGTCACACCTCCGCAGACCATCAGGTCAGAAGGCGCACGAGGATGGCGGTAAGATTAGCTTAGGTGAGTTACGAGGTAGTGCAGCTATCGCACAGCTTAGTGACATGGTGATTGGATTAGAGCGTGACCAGCAACATGCTGACGCTACTATCCGTAACACTACTACTGTCCGTGTCCTAAAGAACAGGTTTGCGGGGTTGACAGGGCCAGCTTGTTACTTGTACTATGATAATGAATCAGGTCGTATGATTGAGACAGCCTGTCCAGCATCGGATGACAAAGCGGAGTTTTAAATGCGAGAGATAGTATTTGACATTGAGACAAATGGTTTAAATCCTAGCAAAGTATGGTTAGTATGGGTTTACGAGAGAGATACAGGTAAGTATGTATTGTTCTCAGCCGACACAGTCTCTGCCTTTAGCCAGTACATTAAAGACATGGGAGAGTGCAGAGTAATTGGACATAACATTATTGACTTTGACATACCTGTCTGCGAAAGGTTGTTAGCTACTAACTTTAGTAAGTGTCTGGTATCAGATACATTAGTTATGTCACGCCTTGCTAATCCTTCACGGGATGGAGGGCATTCACTAAAAAATTGGGGTGAGCGATTAGGTTTCCCCAAAGGAGAGCATGATGATTGGGATAATTTTACGCAAGACATGGTGGAGTACGGTAAGCAAGATGTTAGCGTTAATGAACTGGTGTACAAGGGATTACTTTCTGAGCTTAGTGGTTTTGGAAGTGAGAGTATTGACCTTGAGCATCGAGTGCAAGAAGTTATATCACAGCAAATTAAAAGAGGCTGGACTTTAGATCAAGAGAAATCCTTTGTCTTACTTGCTGAACTTAAAGAAAAGAAGTATGACTTAGAGGATGAGGTACATGAAGTCTTTAAACCTTTACCTACTTTTGTAAAACAAGTATGCCCTAAGATTAAGAAGGATGGGGCGATGTCAGTTGTGGGTCTGAAGTTCTTAGGTGACAGTTGGGAAGTAGTCGGTGGTGAGTTTAGTCGCATTGATTTCCCAGCGTTTAACTTAGGATCACGACAGCAGATAGGAAGATACTTACAATACTTTGGCTGGAAGCCTAAGCAATTTACTGAGACAGGACAGGCCATCGTTGATGAGGCAGTGCTGCGGGAAGTGAAGGGCATACCACAAGCGTCTTTGATTGGCGAGTACCTGATGATACAGAAGCGTATTGCACAGGTGCAGAGCTGGTTAGACGCAGTCACGGATGAAGGTAGAGTACATGGTTACGTTAATCCCAACGGTGCTGTGACGGGACGTATGACACACTCTAGTCCTAACATGGGACAGGTGCCAGCAGTCTACTCGCCTTACGGCAGAGAGTGTAGAGATGTCTGGACTGTACCCAAGGGATACAAGTTAGTAGGTATGGACGCAAGCGGTCTTGAGCTACGTATGCTTGCACACTACATGAACGATGAGGGATACACTAATGAAATACTCAACGGAGATATACACACGGCAAACCAGTTGGCTGCGGGCCTTGACACTAGAGATCAAGCAAAGACTTTCATCTACGCTTTTCTTTATGGGGCAGGAGACGCCAAGATCGGAAGCATCGTTGGAGGAACTGCAAAGGATGGCAAGAGACTTAAAGAAAAGTTCCTTGCAAATACGCCTGCTCTTGGAGACCTACGAGAACGAGTTGGACTGGCGGCTGGAAGAGGCTATGTTCTTGGCTTGGATAGGAGAAGGGTCGCCATACGATCAAGCCACGCGGCACTGAACAGCCTGTTACAGTCGGCTGGTGCTATTATAATGAAGAAAGCCTTGTGTTTGTTGCATGAGTATGCTACACTATGGGGTATAGACTTTCACATAATAGGGAACATACATGATGAGATCCAGACAGAGGTACGAGAAGAGAAAGCAGAGGTTTTCGGAAGGCTGGCAACAAGCTGTGTTGAAGCTGCCGGAACCTATTACAAACTCAACTGCCCTCTCGCCGGAGATTACAAAGTCGGCAACACATGGGCAGACACACATTAGAGATTGTGTGGACTGTAATGTTCGTTTGACAGCAAGTAATACCTATCTTACACACCTAGAAGGTAGAGGATGTAGATGTAAGAACTGCTGGTCTATCTTTCAAAGACCTATGTTAAATTCTAGGATGTTTGTTAACGGGAAGTACATCTCAAAGAAACACCCCTTGTACAAAGCAGGCAAGTACAAGGGCTTTGAAGATGCAGCCTTTAGTTCCTTAGAGAACTACAAGACTAGCCCAGAGGGTCAGGTGTATATAATCGCGAACCCTGCATGGGAAGGTTGGGTTAAGGTAGGGATGGCTGTTGATGCAGAGGATAGACTAGGTGGTTATCAAACTTCAAGTCCTTACAGAGATTACACGTTAGTTTATACAGTAGACACGCCAGATCGTAGAGCCACTGAAGCTGAAACACACAACAGGTTAGCTGATGTTTTTGAGCAGCGCAATGAGTGGTTCAAGTGTGACGTAGAGATAGCTAAACGATGGTTAGATGCAGTCATAGGAGAGTACGATGAAGCATGTTGAAACTTTAGTAGCAGACATCTATGCTATGATGGAAAGCAAAGACGCTGACCCATCTGTAGATGTAGAGGCAGAGATAGAACGCTTTGGTGATGGAGTTAAAGCACTAATGCGTAAGGAGTTTGGAGCGGAGAAGCGAGAGGATAATAGACTGCTACGTTTGTCTAACATTGGCCGCACTGACCGCTACCTTTGGAACCATTACAACGGTACTGATAAGGAAGAGCTAGAGCCAAACACCTATGTCAAGTTTATGTATGGTCACTTGATTGAAGAGATGTTAATCTTCTTGACTCGCATGGCTGGACACACTGTTACGGATGAACAGAAGGTGTGTAAAGTAAATGGAATCGTAGGTCACATGGATTGTTCTATTGATGGGATAGTTACAGACGTTAAGTCAGCCAGCGCCTTTGGCTTTAAGAAGTTTAAGGATGGTAGTTTAGTACATGACGATCCCTTTGGTTACATAGATCAGATCAAAGCCTATGGTCACGCCTGCGGGCAGACTAAGGTTGGTTGGTTGGCCATGGACAAAGCAAACGGACACATTACTTACCTTAAGTACGACCTTAAAGAAACAGATAACACTAAACTTAAGGAGCCTATCACTGAACGGATTGACCAGATCAAGGCGATGGTATTAGAGCCAGAACCTACAGCTTATTGTTACGAACCTGTGCCTGATGGCAAGTCAGGTAACATGAAGCTGGCCATTGGTTGTTCTTACTGTCAGTTTAAAGCACACTGTTACCCAGACCTAAGAGTATTTAGCTATGCTTACGGGCCTAAGTATCTTAGCAAGGTAGTCAACGAGCCACGAGTACGGGAGTTTGTGTTAGATGAAACAGGGTTTTAGATCAGGGCTAGAGAAGGACTTATCACAGAAGCTAGATGGACAGTACCTGTTTGAACCTTACGGTCTGCCCTACACTACACACAGGAAGTACCTACCGGACTTCGTACACGAAGACAAGGCAGTGCTGATAGAGTGCAAGGGATTCTTTAGGGTAGGTGACACACAGAAGTACAAGGCTATTAGAGACTCAATGCCTGAGTGGGAGATCATCTTTGTGTTGTCCAACCCTAGCAAGAAGGTACGCAAAGGTGGTAAGCTGACGATGGGTGAGTGGTGTGAGAAGGAAGGCTTCAAGCACTACACCATTGAGACATCAAAGGAAATGACTAAGTACATTAAAGGGAAGAAAGTCTAATGGCTATGACACTCGATGAACTAAAAGAACAGATGGAAAAATGGCTTGATGAAGATTTAATCTGTGAGTTGTTAGGCATCACGACAGCAGACTTGGTTGATGCTTTTGAAGACAGGATAATTAAAGACTTTGACAGACTAACAGAGGATTTTGAAGATGAGTATTAATGACGCAACACGGTTCGACTGGGATAGGTTACGAGACAACCACCCAGCAGTAGAGAAGACAGGCTTAGAGCCGTGGGCAACTATGGCAGAGGAAGAAGCAGCAGAGGATGTAGTCAATAACCCTGACCACTACAACACTGGCAACATAGAGTGTATTGATGCAATAGAGGAGTCCATGTCTTCAGTGGCATTCAAAGGCTACCTCAAAGGCAACTGCATGAAGTACCTGTGGCGCTATGATTACAAGGGAAAGCAGGTAGAAGACCTACAGAAAGCTGGTTGGTACTTAAACAAACTAACAGAGATGGTGACAGAGGAGAATACATAATGGATCAGTATCAACAGTTTATACACAAGAGCCGCTACGCACGATGGATTCCTGAAGAGAAACGTAGAGAGTCTTGGCATGAAACAGTCAACCGTTACGTAGGCTTCTGGAAAGACCGTGGACAGATAGACGAGAAGACAGCTTTAAAGTTGTTCAACTCTATCCATAACCTAGAGGTCATGCCTTCAATGCGTTGTATGATGACAGCAGGTGTAGCACTGGACAAGGATAATGTAGCAGGATACAACTGTAGCTACTTACACATTGACTCACCCCGTAGCTTTGACGAGCTGATGTATGTGCTGATGTGTGGTACAGGTGTAGGGTTTAGTGTTGAGCGTAACTACATCAACAAGCTGCCAGAGATTGCAGAGTCCTTCCACAAGACAGACAGTGTGATCGTTGTTAGTGACAGTAAGATTGGCTGGGCCTCTGCCTTCCGTGAGCTTATCGCTATGCTGTATGCTGGTAAGATACCACAGTGGGACACAAGCAGAGTACGTGGTGCAGGTGAGCGTCTAAAGACTTTCGGTGGTCGTGCTTCAGGGCCAGAGCCATTGATTGATTTGTTCAACTTCTGTATCGAAGTGTTCCAGAAAGCTAAGGGTCGTAAGCTAACCAGTATTGAGTGTCACGACATCGTTTGTAAGATTGCTGACATTGTGGTTGTAGGCGGTGTACGTAGGTCTGCACTGATCAGCCTCTCTAACCTCTCAGATCAACGCATGGCTAAGGCTAAGTCAGGACAGTGGTGGTTAGACGAAGGGCACAGAGCGTTGGCTAACAACAGCGTAGCGTACACTGAGAAGCCTGACTTCCAAGCATTCCTGTCAGAGATGCAGACGATGTACGAGAGTAGAGCAGGTGAGCGTGGTATCTTTAGTCGTGTAGCAGCACAGAAGATTGCAGGACGCAATGGCCGTAGAGATAACACCTATGAGTTTGGTACTAATCCATGCTCTGAGATCATCCTACGCAGCAACCAGTTCTGTAACCTATCAGAGATCGTTGTACGTGCAGACGATACGCTAGAGACACTGAAGGCTAAGTCAGAAGTAGCAGCCATTATAGGCACGTTACAGGCTACCTTGACGGACTTCCGTTACCTACGTAACTGTTGGAAGAAGAACACTGAGGAAGAGGCTTTGCTAGGCGTTAGTATGACAGGTATTATGGATCACTACCTGTTGAGCAAGGGTAACTCATCAGACTTAGCTAAATGGCTAGAGGAAGTAAGAGATGTCGCTGTCGAAACTAACAAGGTCTGGGCTGAGAAACTTGGAATTGCTCAGTCTGCGGCTGTTACGGCTGTTAAGCCTTCTGGTACTGTATCCCAGCTTGTCGATAGTGCTTCTGGTATCCATCCTCGCTTCTCTAAGCATTACATTAGACGTGTACGTTCAGACAAGAAAGACCCGCTTGCAGTCTTTATGGAAGCATCAGGATTCCCAGTAGAGCAAGACGAACGGTCACCTAGCTCGTCAGTGTTTAGCTTCCCTGTCAAAGCACCAGACACTAGCGTGACAGTATCTCAGGTAGGAGCAATGGAACAGCTTCAGTTATGGAAGGCTTATCAGAACCACTGGTGTGAGCATAAACCAAGTATCACAGTTTATTATACAGATGATGAGTTCCTGCAAGTAGCACAGTGGATATGGGAGAACTTTGACATCTGTTCTGGTATTAGTTTG